CTCTTTCCCTACACGACGCTCTTCCGATCTGGCCAGATCCTTGTTAGCGAAAGGGTCAACTGCGGATATCATCAATTTCTTGGGATTAAGAGCCACCGTAGATAAAGCGAATGGTGCGTTACAGAAGAACTCTAACGGCGCTGATATCCCAGATAAAGAAACGTTTGCTCGCAACATCGGTCTATCTCCTGACACCTATCTGCGTTTCCGTGGCGAAATGCCTGTAGATGCTGATATTAACACATTTGCTCCAGATGCTAATTACACAGGAACGTGGGCTAAGTCGACATCAACCAATGCGTCGATGGCAAAACACTTCCCGGAAGACGGCGCAGTCGGTTATCTGGAAGTGTATAAAGCGGGCAACTACAGTGGCGCGCAACGTTTTACCTGTCGTAATGGTAACGTGTACAACCGTATGTTGTCAGGTGCGTGGAACGGAACTAATGGCCCGTGGTCGCCGTGGAGAATGGTAACTACTGGTGTACGTCCGTTATCTACCTCTATAGACTTGAACAGTTTAGGTGGCGCTGAGCATATGGGTAACTGGCGAAACTCAAGCAGTTCGTTAGCGGTGTTCGACCGACATTACCCCGAAGAAGGTGGCGGTGCGCAAGGCGTACTAGAAGTAATGGAAGGCGGTCTTTTCGGACGGTTGCAACGATACACCACACGTCGTGGTACAATGTATGTTCGTGGTTTGACCGCAACGTGGGATTCATCAAACCCGCAATGGGAAGATTGGATTCAGGTTGGTTATCAGACCGACGGTGCTTTCTTTAAAGCCGATTTTAACGATCTCGTTAAACCGGGACGTTTTAGTGTCACTGGTGAAGCAACTAATGGTCCACTTACCGGTTCTTCTGGTGAAACCATATTAGGCGTTTGTGAAGTTACCTTACGCTTAGACGGTACAGGGGTCGAACAGAATTATACCACATACGGTACAGGCGCAACTACGAAAGGTCGCAAGTTCCAACGAATTCGTACAGGAAACGCCTGGAGCGAATGGCGAGAGATTTTCACATCCTATTCACTCCCGTTGGCTTTAGGGATCGGTGGGGTTGCTGCCAAGGTCGATCCGTTAGACTGGCAAACCTTCGATTTCGTTCCTGGCCAGATGATAAGTACACCGTTGAATACCATGAAAAACATTCCTGCGGGAATGGATTGGGGTGTTATTGACGGTAACTTGGTCACTATTCTTGTAGGGGCGTCGGAGGACACCGGTACTGGTCGGAGTATGTTGGTCTGGCGTGGTACAGTGTCTACTGCTAACTATCGCTTCTTTGCAGTACGTATCGCTGGTGAGAAGGGTAGCCGTACGATTACGCCACGTCAGATGCCTGTGTTGAACGCAGCGCATACCTGGGCAGAGAAACAGACCTTTGCAAAAGGGTTAGCAGGTGAGTTAACAGGCAATGCTTCAACCGCCACTAAACTCCAGACTGCGCGTAGAATTGGCGGGGTCGCTTTCGACGGCAGCGGCGACGTTAACCTCCCTGGTGTTAACCAACAGGGTAATCAAAACACCACGGGCAACGCCGCGACAGCCACTAAACTTCAAACCGCCAGAAATATTAACGGTGTGAGGTTCGATGGCTCTGGAGACATCAATATCAACACCTTGGTAGGACGTGGACGTGTTACTGCACTGACGGGATCAAACAAAGGTACGCCTGGTATTCAGATGTACGAAGTTTACAATAACGGTTATCCAACCGCTTATGGTAACTTATTGCATTTGGGCGGTGCTACTGCGCTAGGCGAAGGCGAGTTGTTAATCGGTTGGTCGGGCACGAGTGGTGCGCACGCGCCAGTTTATATTCGTAGTCGACGTGATTCAGCGGATGCGCCGTGGTCAGATTGGGCACAGGTTTATACTGCTCGTGATAGTATTCCTGGCGTAAATGCCACCGGTAATCAGGATACTACTGGCAATGCCGCTACCGCGACGAAACTGAAAACTGCTCGCAGAATCGGAGGCGTTACCTTTGACGGTACTGGGGATATCAATTTACCGGGGGTTAACCAGCAAGGCAACCAGAATACGACAGGTAATGCAGCGACCGCTACCAAGTTACAAACAGCACGTAAGATCGGTGGTGTTAACTTTGACGGTTCGCAAGACATTAGTCTGCCCGGTGTGAACCAAACGGGTAACCAATCGACGACGGGGAATGCTGCGACAGCGACTAAGCTCCAGACTGCGCGAAATATAGGCGGCGTAGCTTTTGATGGTACCAAAGACATCAGCTTACCTGGAGTAAACCAAACAGGGAATCAGTCAACCACCGGAAACGCGGCCACTGCAACGAAGTTGCAGACAGCAAGAAGTATCAACAACGTACCATTCGATGGTTCGAAAGATATTACTCTAACGCCAAGTAATATCGGCGCAGCTGCCTCCTCAATAACATGGTTAAACACCGGAGATAATGGTGCGGCGCTTAGTACAAGTTCTTTTATTACCTTACTGCAAAACAACGGGGCTTTTAATTCCAGAACTTGGATAGCCCGATGCTCTTGGGCATATGCTCAAAATGGCGTGATTCCAGATAGTGAAACAAAGTGCGGTACTATTCCACTTGCAGGCTCAGTTATTGAGGTTGTAAGTTTTGGGATGACTAACTACACCATTCGTATCACCACGCCTACAACGACATCGGTTAGCGGAGCAAAAACCAACTCTGAATTTATCTATTGCTATAATGGCGATCAGTACGCTCCAGGTTGGCGTCGTCAGTATAACACCGTTAATAAACCGTCTGCTGCCGACGTTGGTGCTTTGCCAACTAATGGCGGTACTGTTAGTGGCGATTTGACGGTTAATGGTAAACTGGTTACGAAAAATGCCGATTTTCGAATTGCTTACGGTAGTTACGGTTTTATTTTACGTAACGATGGCAATAGCACCTATTTCTTAGTAACAGCATCTGGTCAAGCTGCAACGGGTTCCTGGAACAACTTACGACCGATGTACTTTAGCAATTCTACCGGTCAAGTAACCTTCGGGCACAACATTACCGGTAACGGCAACGGTTCGTTTAACGATGTACAGATTCGTTCTGACCGTCGTAACAAACGTAATCTGGTGAAACTGGATAATGCATTAGACCGTTTAGAACTCCTTACCGGGTATCTGTACGAAGTTCAACATCCCGACGACGGATGGAATACTTCGGTGGGTTTAATTGCCCAGGATGCATTAGTTGCGTTACCTGAATTGGTTACTGAGGACGATGACGCTATTTCTGGTGAAAAACGTTTGCGTTTGAACTATAATGGCGTTATTGCGTTGTTGGTAGAGGGTATTAAAGACCTTCGTCGTGAGCTTAAGGAACTCAAGGGGAAGTAAAGGATGGCGGTTAACTCGGGTTGGGTCGGTTCTTCGGCTAAGAGCGAAACGGGCGAACAATGGATGAGCGCTGCGGGTACTAAGTTAGGATTGGGTAAACCTTTTATGATGAGTCAAATGGTGGGACGATCTATGGGCTGTAAAATTGCAACTGCTGCATATAGCGATTCTTTAGGTAAGAAATGGGGCGCAGTAGGACCAAGCTGGCCGTTAAACCAGAAAAATCAGGGAACCATTCAAAACGCGGGTAACTGCGGGGTGGGAACTTTAGTAGGTATCGAGTTACAATTAACGACGGTAGTTGCTAACGCAAAGCCTACTTTAGCGGTTTACTTACAAGGCGGCAGAGCCTCTAACATTACCGTAAATTTAGGTGGCAACACCTGCGCGCTGACCTATCAGCAGGTTATTAACGGACAGCATTATTACTGGACTAATAACATCAGCGCTGCGTTCCAAAACGTGATGAAATCAACAGGCGCACTGCGTGATTTGAGAATTAGCTAATTATTTTCAAGCGGAATGTGCTTGAAAACGTAATCGGGGGGGGGGTGAAATGTTTTTAGCCAACATTTTACGTCTCCCCAATCATAGGAGGTAACCATACGTGGAACAATTCACGCCAGATTTGTCGTTAACTTCACTTAACATGGTTATTTCACTGGTTAACCATGACCTCCAGCTTGAACTGCAAGAGAACGAGGTTGAAGTCAGCGACGTAAAGACCAGTAACGAAATGGATCGTGACACCACTGCTGTTGTAAAGATAAAACGTCCCGGTAACAGAACGTTACAAATCTATTACAACCGTTTAACCGCAGAGCGGTGGTTAAACCAGCAACCTATTCTGGTAAAGGTTTCCGGTAATGGCTTTACCGCACACGATCTAATCGACGGAATTAACGCGGCTTGTGGTTGTAATTTACAACCCGACGATCTTACCGACGAATCATTTACCGTAGGGAAAGACGCTGTAACGTTACAGGTTTCACCCAACTCGTTAGGTTATAAAGGCCAATTCTCCGTTCTGGTTTTTGGTAACGATGAAGAAGCCGCTGTAGTAAAAGACAACGATTTAATCGTTACCGCAGATAACCGTGTCTTAACATTCGGAGGCCACTAATGGCTGAACTGGTAGGAAAGGTACGCATTCATGAACTGGAGACACTTTCAGAAGACATCACGGGTGTAGTAGTCTTAGCGTCTAAGGAACAAACTGAATACCAACTCCCGATTGAGAAATTAGGGGGTACCGAGGTTACAGTGAGTCCGTCAGCGAATAACATCCTTAAGTCTAACATCGATGGGTTGTTTGTTGACGGCACTCATCCGATTATACCAAAAATGGATGCAAAAACCTTATCGGGAAATATGGTGGTAGAAAAAACGTTGACAGGTGGTGCGGTAATCTGCAAAACAACAGTTGACGTTAATAATAGACTGGGGGTTTCGCAATTATCTGGAGTGTCAATTTATAGCCAGTGTCTGCTGGAAAATAAATTGGTTTACCTGGCAGAAGACGGCAGTATTATTGATGCGTACTTCTACATTAGTAATACAAAGAACACAGCCAGTACAATAACCCACACCATTCGGGTTGTCTTAGCGAAAGTACCTTCTAAAGTTGTCGATATCACCGATTTGTCTGAAACCGAAGTACAGTACGAGAATGGTAATTTGCCTGTTAAGGTTGTTATTAAACATCTTGCAGGGACAACGCTTTCTCAGAACGGAATGAAATAAATTTTAGGTAGTAGGGGCTAAGCCCCTACTACCTTTCTTTTTTTATTTTTTCTCAGATATATATTACCTAGAGGAGAGTGAAATTTACGTTCACTCCATTAGTTATAGCCGAAAGGAGGATTAGATGCATCACCCGTATTATCTCCCGCACATTCTAGCAAATAGGGACCCTGGTTATTACTACGAACAAACAAAGGGGTCTTTTAATCGACTCTGCATTCGTGAATTTAATACCGACGAAATGACCGATGACCAGTATCTGGAGTATCTAAAAGACCTTTACGGTTTTTCAAAATCGAATAAAGGTGACTTTGGACGTTCCGCAGTCATTAGAGATGGCGAATATCGTCATTTGGCTAAACCTGTTACGTACCCTATTGTTACACGCGCATATACATCGGATAGGCAATATATCGCTGAGCTAAAATTTCCCTTACGGATAGACGGGCCTCAAATTAGCGCTATGGAAGTAGAAATCCAACCAATTGCTGAAGACTATATTGAAGACTACTTCAAGAAAGCTAAAGACGTACTCGAAGAGGGTTTAAGTTACTCTGAAGAAGGCACGATTTGTCTCCTCTCATTACTCTCGAAAACTTACGTCACAGCAAATTTCCGTATCTCCGATTCCAGTGACTACAATACACTTACCCCCTCTAAAACAAAACCTGTTTATTGGGACGATCGGTTAGTCGACAGACAACGCTGGCTTACTATCTTAGATAGAGTAAAATTCGAACCCCCTAAACACACCGAAGACAACTTTATTTTATTGCACAACTTCGAACCAAT